AACCTCTAATAAATCAAACCAGCCCCATCCCCCCCCTCGCCTCAATCAATAAAAAACTCAAAAATATTTCTCCTTAAAGTTCATAAAGATAATTGCATATGAACTTTCCATTCACAGAAAATGTACTTATGGTACTTTACATGAATGAACTATTGGTACATTATCAATCCATCGAAACGAAACATCGACAGCTGAGCGAAGTTAGCCAGCGGCGAAGTGGAGATTTGGTCAGTCGAACGGCGCGACAGTAAACCATGCGTCGGACCATAGGCGGGCTCAGGAAGAGCGGCAATTATGGCAAAGCGATTTACCAGCAGCTCTTTGCGAGGGGCTGACGGTAAACAAACAGAGGGGTGTGTATGGCAGATAAAAAAACGGCGCCACTACTGCTTAACGTAGACGCCAGCGAGGTGCTTACCCAGGCCGGGGAGCTTTTAAAGTTACTTGAACTTCCAGCCAGTTCCTTTCAGGGAATTCCTGAGCATGTCGTCGATCTGTTTTTTGACCGTGTCCGTGGCCTGATTGACAACATCGTCCTTAGTGATTTCTCGACCACAGTCAGCACAACTGACGCCGGTGAAATTTGTCTCAAAGTCAAAATCATCGGGCTGGTTGAACATCTCACTTCCGCAGTCAGGGCACACGGTCCGCATGGTTTGCATGAATATATCCTTTCTACTGTTGGGGAGATTAAAGAGTAAGCGATTTCTTGCTGTTGGGGAATAGCGGGAAAGCGCGCGCCGGGCGCGGATAAATACCCCGGCAATAACTGGAATGTTTTGTAGTGCAGTGAATTGCAGCTGCATCGACGGCAACCGGAAGATAAGCACCCGGCGCTGCACCACAAAGCATTTCTCCCGCATCAGCGGGTAACGACAGAGGGTAAGGCGATGCCAGAATTTGAGGTTAATCATCAGAAAGGATTTTCTTTGCGTGAGTTGATTGATTTTCGCGCATGGACGGATCTGCAACTTTCAGAGTTATGGAGGCTGCAGCCGGGTGACGGGGTGAATGTCCAGGGGCAGTTAGTAAGACGCATCAAATAGACCCGCTCCGGCGGGTTTTTTATCGGCCATACATAGGCAGATTTTCGAGTCTGCCCATTTATGACAGCCGGCGGCCATCCACCGCCCATTAGCGCAGAAGTCTTGTTTAACGTTCCGTTCGCCGCGATAAGGCCAAGAGGAAATCATGGTAAACCAGCAGCAGATCAGAGAGGCCCAACGGCTAGCGTCGTTCGCGGTACTCCATCGCAATGCTCCGGCGTGGGAAGAAGCAAAGCGTCTTTACGCCGTCGCCATCGGGAGGACTCTTCACTGATGGAAACTTTATTCGCGCTCGTCCTGACCGTAGCAATGACAAACGGTGATTATCAGGATGTCATTCTCGGCGTTTACGACAGCCAGCAGGAATGCAGCCAGGCAGCTACAGAGCAGAAAGTGTCAGCTGAGTGCTGGCCGGTAGAAAGCATCCTCCGCAACGGCGAGTTCCCGGCGAAATCCATCGCACAGCAGTAACCACCCTATTCAACCGATCGGCCTGGCATTACGCGGGCGGGATCTGCACATCCAAATTTCAGGAGTTCAGCCATGAACGCATACCTCACTTACGACCGAATCGAAGATCGGCGCTGGGTTGAGCAGCAGCTCGACGACGAGAAAGAGAAGTGGATCGACGACCGGGCACAGAAAATCATCGACATGATGCCAAAAGAGCCGTCCGGCCTCTTCCACTTCTCCATACCGATTGACTCCAGCCCATACGAAGGACTTCGCAGCGATAAAGCTGGCGAGGCCTACAACGATTTCATTTCGGCAGTTGCTTACGCCCAGGCGGAATACGACTGGGAACACCGTACCGGCTGCCCGTTCTAAGGAGGGATTATGAGCTTAACCCTTGTTGATTTCGTCAAACAACAGGAGCCGCTTTTCATTAAGGCGGCCACTGACGAGCGGATGGTGTGGGCGAAGGAAAGTCAGTTCGCCATCCAGCTATTTCAGAACAACGACTACCTCGCGAAAGTTGCATTCCAGAACCAGACTAGCACGCAGAACGCGATCATCAACGTTGCGGCCATCGGTATTTCGCTAAACCCAGCACAGAAGCTGGCTTACCTGGTTCCGCGTAAAGGGGCTATTTGCCTTGACATCAGTTACATGGGCCTGATGCACATCGCGCAGCAATCTGGCGCCATCAAATGGTGCCAGTCAGCAATTGTTCGCAGAAACGATCAGTTCCGCCGCGAGGGGCTCGATAAGCCGCCGATCCACATCTACAACGACTTCGATACTGAAGAGCAGCGCGGGGACATCGTAGGCGCGTATGTAACGGTAAAAACTGACGATGGTGATTACCTCACCCATACGATGCGCATCGATGCCATCTACTCCATCCGTGACCGGTCTGAAGCATGGAAGAAGTACAAATCTGACAACAGCAAAAAGTGTCCTTGGGTCACAGACGAAGAGCAGATGATCCTCAAGACGGTCGTGAAGCAGGCAGCAAAATACTGGCCTCGCCGTGAGCGCCTGGATGCCGCCATCGACCACGTTAATACCGAGGGCGAAGAAGGTATCAACTTTACAGCAGAGCGTCAGCCTGAGCGCGATATAACGCCGCTTAGCGAAACCACGCAGAAAGAGATTAATGACCTGCTTGTCTCTTTGGATAAGACGTGGGATGCCGATCTTCTCCCTCTCTGTTCACGCATTTTCAAACGCCCTATCTCGCAGCCAGCCGACCTGACAGAACTGGATGGTGTTAAGGCTCTCGGGTTCCTCAGGCAAAAGGCGGCAGCATGAACGCCAATCCACTTATGCCCGGTGAAAAATACGGGCACTTAACCGTCAAAGAATACTCGCACATGCTGAGAGGTAGAAGGATGTATCTATGCCTTTGTGTGTGCGGTAATTCCTGCCATAGAGCCGCAAATCAGCTTAAAAACAACTCAATAAGCAGCTGCGGATGCATGACAGGAAAAAACACCACTCACGGCCAGCGCAATACCCTCGTTTACAGGATTTGGAGCGGAATGAAAAACCGCTGCACGAACCCGAACAACAAAGACTTCGAAAAATACAGTAAGCGCGGTATCTGCGAAAGATGGCTGACGTTCGAGCTATTTCTTGAAGATATGGGGCCACCTCCTACGCCTAAGCATCAGCTAGATCGGAAGAACAATGAAGGCCCGTATTCAAAAGACAATTGCAGATGGGCAACGCTTACCAAGCAGGCGGAAAACAGAAGTACATCGTTTTACTGGTTTGTTGATGGGTTGCGTTTTGAAAGCGCCGGAGCCGCAGCGAATCATTTTGGTGTGAAACCAGCAACCATCCACAAATGGTGTCATGGCTACAACAATAGAGGCATTAACATCCCGCCAAGAGCCAACTGCCGTAAGGAGAGGAAGTATGGATAACAGGTGGCTCATTAAATTTGAGCAAATATTTGGGCCAATTGCACAAATTGAGCAAGGCAGCGAGACATGGGCAAGGGCGAGACTCGGAGTTATTACTGCCTCTGACGCTCACAACGTCATTTCCAAGCCTCGATCTGGCACCAAATGGACAGACATGAAAATGTCCTACTTCCACACTCTACTCGCAGAGGTATGCACCGGCGTCGCACCAGAGGTTAACGCCAAGGCTCTCGCTTGGGGCAAGCAGTACGAGGAAGACGCCCGCACCCTCTTCGAGTTCACCACGGACGTGAAAGTTACGGAGTCTCCGATCTTGTTCCGTGACGAGAGCATGCGCACCGCGTGCTCCCCTGACGGCCTGTGCAGTAACGGGTTCGGCCTTGAGCTTAAATGCCCGTTCACCTCCCGCGACTTCATGAAGTTCCGCCTTGGCGGTTTCGAAGCCATCAAGTCTGCGTACATGGCCCAGGTGCAGTACAGCATGTGGGTGACCGGGAAAGACGCCTGGTTCTTTGCCAACTACGACCCGCGCATGAAACGCGAAGGTATTCACCACGTCGTCGTTGAGCGGGATCCGCAGTACATATCCGATTTCAACGAAATGGTGCCGGAGTTCATCGAGAAGATGGACGAGGCGCTGGCGGAAATCGGCTTCACGTTCGGGGAGCAGCGGAAATGAAACGCACACCCTTCTACCGCAGGCCCGGGCGAACAGGGCAATTCTCCGGCCTCCGTGAACGCGTTATCTGGATGATTCAGACGCGTGGCCGCCCGATAACCGGTAGCGAAATCGCTGAGAAGTTTGGCGTAACGCTGATTGAGTTTAACAGGGTAGCCAACGGCATCACCCGCGGCACCGGACAGATAGCGCAAATAGTTGAGTCGGAAAAATGGCTCAACGAGGACGGCATCTGTGACCGGACATTCGACCTCGTCACGAAGCCAAAGGTCGTAACGCCACAGGGTAAATCGCGCCTGTTCACACGGCGCGCTATAGAGCAATCGCAGGAAGGTAGACGGCAGGAGTGCATTGCGCGTGCCGCACGCCGTCGCCGCCTGATTGCTCAGGGCCTCTACATCGACGAAATGGAGTCCATCCTATGACTCACGCTCACGACGACATCAGGGTTGGCACTCTGTGCCTTCCCTTCATTGGTAACGGCTGGCTAATGCCATGGGGTGAAGTGGTCTGCAATCCATTAAAGGCGCAGAGACTCGCTGAGGAATATCGGGAAAGGCAGGAGGCGGCATGACAGCGAAATACTCACTTCTGTATGTCGATCCGCCCTGGTCTTACGGCAACACCATCAGCAACGGCGCCGCTGCCGACCACTACTCCACCATGAAGCTCATCGACATAAAGCGCCTGCCGGTTTGGGAGCTGGCTGCCGAAAACGCGGTGCTGGCGATGTGGTACACCGGCACGCATAACCAGGAAGCGATAGAGCTGGCCGAAGCCTGGGGATTTACAGTTCGTACGATGAAGGGCTTTACCTAGGTGAAGCTGAATCAGAACGCGGAATTGCGCATCAACAAGGCGCTGGCCGAGGGTGAAATCACCGACTTTTACGACTTCCTCGATTTGCTTAACGCCGAGACGCGCATGAATGGCGGCAACCACACCCTGGCCAATACCGAAGATCTGCTGATTGCTACCCGAGGCGCCGGGCTGGAACGAAAGCACGCCGGGATTAAGCAGGTTGTCTACAGCCCGCTCGGCGCGCACAGCGAAAAGCCGTGGGAAGTGCGCCACCGGCTGGAACTACTATACGGCGATGTGCCGCGCATTGAATTATTCAGCCGCAGCGCGGCGCCAGGCTGGCATCACTGGGGAAATCAGTGCGCTACCGCCGCGGTAGAACTGCTGCCAGGCTGCGCCATTGATGTTGTGAAAACGGAGGCCGCATGACGCCAGAAACAGACAACGCCATCCGCGCCGCCTGCCGTCGCTGCACCGAGGAAATCCAGCAGGCCATGCGCAAGAAGCCAAAGCCAAACTGGAACGAAACTGTGCCTCCCATCATCAACAAGCATCACAAGAAAATTGAAGCTCTGGTAGTTAGCCTCCTGGAGTTCGTCGTATACACAGGTCGGCTTAATCGCCGCTTCGGAGCAGAACAATGAGCAAGGTAACTTTTGTCGTAGATTTTGAGGACGGGAAAGAGCCCGCGGTGCATTCCCGCATGAACATTCTCGGCGGAGAGCTGGCGGCAGTTGCGTGGAAAGATGCAATTAAATCAGAGGTTGTTTCCGTAAATGATGGGCTGCCTGCTCCTAATCAGCAGTGTTTGTTATTTGACGCTAACGGTGAAGGTTGGGTCATTGGTTGGCGCTCAGTTTGGCTTTCAGACTGTATGACTGAAACTGGTGACTGGGAATGGAGCTATCAGATTGAGAGCCTTGATGATGAGGAAATGAACATTACGCATTGGGCACCCACACCTCCGGAGCCAGAGGCATGAAAGCTCTAATCACCAGGTCGCTCGGGCGGCCTTTTTTATTGCTGGCGTTCACCTTCAACCGTATTAACCGACAGTTCCGGGAGCATTGATCATGGCCGACATCATCGACACAGCAGCAGAGATTGAAGAGCTACAGCGTAACGCTGCACTTTCCGCTCACCGCATCAACCGCAACGCCGTATCAGCTGAACGTTGTGAAGAATGCGACGAACCGATTCCTGAGCTGCGGCGTGCTGTAGTTCCCGGCTGCCAGACCTGTTCCAGTTGCCAGGAAGAGATCGAACTGAAGAATAAGCAGAGGGGGCTTTAGCTCATCCTTATTCTCTTGTTTGACAGCGGTATTTACGGACTTCACGTTGCCAGTTTAATATTTGTTAGTCTGTATTCAGGAGAACATATGATGAAAGATATCATGCTTTTTGGTGCAGGGCACGATGGTACTAAGCGTCAAGTTGAGCCAGGGAAAGAATCCTACTTCTTCAACAGTCAACCAGTACTATCGCCTACGGGCACCAATAGAGTTAGCTATGGTGCAGAGCAGGTTTCATTCCGGGTTAGCACTGTTTATCCAGAAAAAGGGGGGTTTTTGATTGGAGTGCATGGTGAAGAACCTTCAGATAACGCGATAGTAGAAGCGATATTTAAGTACAACCCTACCCCACTAAACTGAAAGCAGTGCACTACAACTAACCTCGCCATGGCGGGGTTTTTTATTGGATAAAACTCGCTGAACCCAGCGCGCGGCATGAGGAGAGATTATGAAGGAATTACGTTTTTATGGAGCAAGTGATGACCTGTTCGAGTGCGAAGGAGCGATTCGAGAGGAGATTAGTTGCTTCAATCATCCGGGCATCTATCACCTGAAATCAGCTGAAGGTGAAATGCAAGTAATCGCCACATACACCGACATCGGCTGTTGGTCTATCGGTATCTGCCAGGTTGATGAAGATGTGCCAATCCCACAATGGGAAACATCGTTCAGCACTCACGATAAGGGGTATAGCGTTGTCCTTACTATTAAGGTCCCAGATGACACTGTTCTGGTACAGGAAGACTAAAGGCGCAACTGATAGCCAGTTATGAGCTGGCTATTGGGTGCGATGCACCGCCTCACATCCCTTGATGTTATTGCCGCCTACGGGCGGCTTCTTTTTGGGAGTTACCCATGCACTCGAATCCCATCATGTGGAGCATCGCAGCACTAACCGCGCTGGCTGCTCTCATCTCATTTCTACGCGAACCGGCAGGTGTGCAATGGCTAAGTATTCTGTGGGCGCAATAGTCCAGCTAAAGACCGGCGGCATACATGGATACGTTGAGAGCCTAATCGAACCAGATAGCGAACATCCGAAGTACTGGTGCAAATGGGACTCGGGAAGCTACTAGGTGCATCAAGAAAACAAACTACGGCCTGCCACTGTGGATGGGCCGCAACTGTATAAGACATTGGCTTAGGAGGATAAGCTATGCGAGAACTACGCGATGACTCACTCATTGACATGAAGTTCATGATCGAGGATGCTGGCTACACGGCCAAATACTTCTATGACCAAATCAAGGCCGGCAAACTTCCCAAGCCAATCAAGTACGGGCGATCATCCAGGTGGATGTATGCCGACTACCAACACTGGAAATTCAGTCATCTCTCCCCTCAAAGAAAAGCATCGTGATTTCCCTTTGCGGGCACAACAGTGGGCACAAATTTCCTCACATCGACAAATTCTTTTATATCCCCTGTGGTTACATTGCCTGTATGATGTCTGCAGGGGACACCAGATACCCTTCAAACGAAATCTACCTTCACCCCGTAAAAGATGGGTTTGGCAGCACACTTGCCTTATATCTACTCATTTTTACTGCAACAGGTTGAAATCTCAGCACTGTCAGAAAGCGCTGATGAC